TATGGAGACGGCGGATGGGTCATTGGTCGTCGAGCTTCGCAAGCTACAGTCTGCGCAGCTGTCGGGGCAGCTCTCGTCACACACTTCGCGACACGACCAGAGTCGGATCTTGACATCATGGGTCACGATAGAAGCTGGCAAATATAAAGAAGACGGACGTCCAGCTCATCCACTTGTCTGCATCGTCGTAGCTCGACAGAATGGCAAGACGACTCTTATGAAGACGCAAATCTTGGCCGGTCTCTTCATGTATAAAAAGAAGCTACAAATCGGCACGGCGCATCGACTTACAACATCGCTGGAAACATTTCGCGATCTAGTGAACATCATCGAAGAGAATGATGCGCTCGCAAAGCAAGTCAAGCGAATCCGATGGGCTCATGGATCAGAAGAAATCGAGACACTCGACGGATGCCGCTATATGGTCAAAGCTGGAGCATCGGCGGCGCGTGGTATTTCAAAGCCGGAGCTTGTCCACATCGATGAGACTCGCGAATTGAAAGACGAATCCACATGGGCATCGCTTCGATATACGATGATGGCAGCTGAAGCTCCACAGCTCTGGACGTATTCAAATGCCGGAGATCAGCACTCAGTCATTCTCAACCAATTGCGCGAGCGCGGCATGGTTGCCGCGGCCGGCGGAGCAGATGACATTCTTTACGCGGAATGGTCATCTCACACAGATGACATCGCGAACATCGATGGATGGCGTCAAAGCAATCCATCGCTTGGCCACACGATCCATATTGACAATCTCAAAGCCGTGCTCAATGATCCGCCGGACGTGGTACGCACTGAAGTGCTTTGCAGATGGGTCGCAACGATTAGCAGCGCAATACCATCGCAAGAGTGGAATGAGTGCTCGGATGAGACAATCGATCTCGATCCGGAAAAGCAAACATGGATGGCCATCGACTGCGCACCGGATAGACGTGCCGCAGCTCTGGTCGCAGCTCAGAAGATCGGTGATGACAAATTCTTCGTCAAGCTTCTCCACACTTGGCAAAATCCAATCAATCTCGACGATCTAGCTGTGGCCAATGACATCGCGCCATATACGCGGATGTATCCGACGGAATGTGTGGCCTATTCAAAGAGAACGAGCAGTGCAGTGGCCGCGAGACTCCAGCCAGCCGGAATTCGGATTGTGGCTATCGATGGAAGTGAGTATTCACAAAGCTGCGACGAGCTTCTCGGCAGTGTGACGTCAAAGAGATTCGTCCACCGAAATCAGGCAGAATTATCCAAGCAGATTCTATCAGCGACGCGATTAAATTATGGAGACGGCGGATGGGTCATTGGTCGTCGAGCTTCGCAAGCTACAGTCTGCGCAGCTGTCGGGGCAGCTCTCGTCACACACTTCGCGACACGACCAGAGTCGGATCTTGACATCATGGTCGGCTAGGTGTACCGCGTGACTTAGAATTCACGCATGGGATTATTCGACAGACTTCTACCGGTAAAAACTAACGCGCCAGAAAACACTCCGGACGTTGAAGCTTCAGGCGTCGCTCCATATTATGCAGAAACTTCTGGAATGTTCTTTTCTGGAATTGCGCAAGCTACTCGCGCAGAAGCGATGAGTGTGCCAACCGTTGCGCGCGCTCTTTCAGTAATTCAAACAATTGCATCTCTGCCAATGGAAACACGCAACGTCGCCAGCGGCGAAAAAGTTTCACAGCCGCGCGTGATCAATCAACCGGATCCGCGAATCTCTGGCACGGTATTTTGGAGCTGGATTATTTCAGATCTCTTCTTTCATCCGTATGCGTTCGCTCGCGTCATGGAAAGATATGCAGACACCGGAAAAATTCGCGCGATGGAAAGAATTGCAGCCGAGCGCGTAACGATTACGACTACCGGCATGGGATACGAAGTCAGCTACTACACAGTGGACGGACAATACATCGATCCGAATGAGCTTGTCGTCTTCGCCGGAAATGATGAAGGATTACTATCTCGCGCCGGTCGCACAATTCGCGCAGCTGCCGCACTTGAAAAGGCTGCGATGGATTTCGCTATCGATCCAATTCCACAAATGATTCTCAAATCAAATGGCACATCTTTGCCGGCTGATCGCGTTGCAAAATTACTTTCAGCATTCGGAGCACGTCGTAAGAAGTCCGTGGTGTATCTGAATGCAGATGTATCAATGGAGACAATGGGCTTCGATCCAAAATCAATTCAACTCAATGAAGGCCGCAACTATGTCAGCTTAGAGCTCTCACGCGCTTGCGGCATTCCGGCTTATTTCACAGATTCACAACAATCGAGCTTCACATATTCCAACGCCTTAGACAAAAGGCGCGATCTCGTCGATTTTGCTTTCAGAAATTACATGAGCATAATCGAGCAGCGTCTTTCATTCCAAGACTTCACATCACTTGGCAACGAAGTGAAATTCGATCTCGATGACTTCTTGCGTGGCAATCCACACGAACGCGCGCAAGTGTACGAAATACTCAACAGAATCGGCGCGATGAGCGTTGAAGAAATCAGAGAAGAAGAGGATATGCTGCTATGAAGCTAACTACACCAATGACGATCACAGCTGCGGATTCGGAAACTCGAATCATCACTGGACGCATCGTTGCATTCGAAGAGCCAGCCAATGCTTCAACCGGCAAAGTCATCTTCGCAAAAGGATCAATCAAACCATCACCGGTCAAACTCAATCTTGAACACGATCGCACTCGACCAATTGGCAAGACTCTCGATATGACTCTTAACGAAGATTCAATCGATGCAAGCTTTAAGATTTCAAATACCACTGCCGGATCAGACGCAATCGCTGAAGCTATGGATGGACTCCGTGACGGATTCTCCATCGAATTAGCCGTGGACGAATATGTCATGGAAAAAGACGGCACGATGCGCGTTCTCATGGGAGAGCTGACAGGCGTCGCACTTGTCACAGAGCCAGCCGTGCGATCTGCGAGAGTCTCAGACGTCGCAGCTACAGAAGGCGAAGAGGAAACACCAGAAGATTCTGATTCCACCGTGGAGTCGGATGTAATACCAACAGAAGGAGACGAAGTGGAAAACACCGTCACAGACACTTCAACCGTGGAGACGGTCGAAGCCGCTCAGTCAGTTACAGCCAACTCAAAGCCAGTCGGCGGATTCACATCAAAGCCACGTTCACCAATTACGACCGGCGGCTCATATCTTGAACACACAATCAAAGCCAAGCTTGGCAACGAAGATTCTCGTCAGTACGTATTAGCTGCGGATGATTCATTCACAACAAATCCAGCGTTCTCACCGGTCTCTTATGTCCGCGACGTTGCACAGAATACAAATTCAGATCGTCCAGTGATCGAAGCTTGCGGCGGTACTCGTCCGCTTAGCACTTATGGAATGACAGTGTCGATTCCTAAGATCACAGCTAATTCGACTGCGGCTACAGTGGCAGAAGGCGGAGATCCAACAGGAACAACCGCGATTACTTCCAGCTATGTAAATGCAACCGTAATTAAGAAAATGGGATTTCAACGCTACAGCGTGGAGCTCCTTGATCGCAGCGATCCGTCCTTTTATGAAATTATGCTCGCAAATTTACGGGATGCGTATGCTCAGGCAACTGATCAATACGTGATCGCACAGATCACAGCTGGCGGCACACAGGCAACAGCTACAGCGGCCGATTCAGCTGGCTTGATTTCATTCGTATCCACAGAAGCTCCAGCTGCATACACAGCGACAAAGCGCACAGCCAAGTCATTCGTATCAGGCACTTCCATCTGGACAACTTTGCTCGGCGCAACAGATACCACAGGTCGTCCAATTTACAACGCCGGCAATCCAATGAACAATGCCGGATCTGCGATTCCAACAAGCATTCGCGGAAACGTCCTTGGCCTTGATTACTATGTTGATCCAAACATGGTCTCAACTTCAATCGATGAGTCAGCATTCATCATCGAGCCACGTTCAATCGAAATTTTCGAATCTCCAGCTTTGACATTGGCCACAAATGTGCCAACTACAGGCGAGATTGAAATTTCACTTTATGGATATATTGCAGCTCAAGCCGTCTTCGCCGGTGGTCTTCGTCGCTTCAATCTAACTTAATCCAAAACAATCATCGGCCGTCGTCGCTCCCGAAGGCGGCCGAGCAGTAGAAAGGGAAGAGCTCATGCCAGCAATCATCACAGCCACGCAGCTGCGATCCGTCCTTGGCGTGAGCTCTTCTCTCTACAATGATGCTTATCTTGATCAGATTATTGACTCAGCTGAAAATGTAATTCTGCCGCTTTTGACTCAAAATCAAGTTTCGGTGGACTTTTACAAACTCGAATCCAATGTCGCTTACTTCTACACAGCACGTCCACACAATTTCGTCATCGGTCAATCGGTCGTCGTGGCTGGACTTCCAGCTCCATTCTCAGCGACTCACACAGTCGTCACAGTGTCAGACTTTTATTTCACGGCAGCTCTTACCAATTCAGACGTCACAGTGCGTCCAATCATTCCAAACGGCACAGCTACTCTCTCAGGATATTCAGCTGCTCAACTTTATGCAGCAACTCCAGCGATTGAAAGTGCGATGTATGCCGTATCAATTGAAATTTTCCAGAGCCGCACAGCTGCCGGCGGCCAGATTGAAGGCGTCGATTTTACCGGCACGCCGTTCCGTATGGGGCGCAGTCTCTTGAATAGGGTCTCTTCATTACTTCAGCCGTACGTCGATGTCGAAACAATCGTGCAATAGTGCCAGCGTCATCAATCGCCGTCGATGTCCGTGGAGTATTAAAGACTCAGCTGGCGTCCATCACAGCCAACGT